CCGCCGGTGCATATCCGACCACATCTGTTCTCTCGCTTTCCTCATCCACATAATGACGGCTATACTCTGAAGAGTTTTTGCTCTCTGACATACTTGTAAATCCTGTCATGCGAGTAAATGTCTTGCCATCTCCGGTCGCGTCCATAAACGCAACTTTTCTATGTCTTCCGACTAATTTCTTTTTTGTATCTGCTCCTGACATTTTGTACCTCCTACTTATAAATCAATCTGCAAATCATCTGATACCGCCCCAGATCTTCCTCTGTGCTAAATAAATAGCCGGACTGCAACACGTCTACCCGTATAGCATCGTGCTCGTCCAGCTCCGGGAGGATATCGTCTAAATTGTTCTGTTCTGTCCATTCCGCAAAATCCTGATAAAAACCACTGTTGGCAATGCCTGTTCTGGCGTCACCATCATAAGCTTCTTTCGAAGTGAATGCGAACTGGAATTGTTTCAGGCAGCTCCCATCTACATATCTTTTATAAATAGGATCTGCCCCAATTGGATCTATAGAATATTCCATTCCATTGCCAAGATAATCAATATTAATTTTCCGGTCATCGATATCCGGGTACGTCATAACATAATCCCGGATACTCTGGATAATCGGTTTCTTACCGTCCTGCAATCTGCTCTGCTCCTTTCAGAATAGCCTCCTTGTTGCTTGCCTTCATCTTTTCGAACCATCTCGCTTTAGACTTATGCTCGTAATACTGCCGACGGGCATAAGGTGCCAGATACTCAATGGATCCAGAACCTATCACAGTTCCAAGTGTTGCTGACTTAATCATCATACCTGTTCTCCTTGGCGTGAGCGGATTCATATATCTCAGGCATTCGGAATCGACAAACTCCTGAGCTTTCGAAAAATTCTCTGCTTTTGTCCGGGCAAATGACGGGTTCCATTCAAGCCTCGCTTGGACAGAACCGTTCGCCGTTACCTCTGTGAATACGCTTCCTCTCGGAGTCGTAATGCTGAAATTTTTCTTTGATGCCATTCCTTAAGCACCTCCAATTCTCCAGTGCGGAAGTCCCCCGAACCGGTTGTCTGACCAGGACAACACCTTACAGTGTCTCAGTCGTACATCTTTTAGATCTGCCGGCTTCTCAATCTCCTTGTCACATTCTTCCAGGACAATATGATCATCAATCTGAATCGTCCAGTAATTCCCCGGATTATCTTTCTTCACAAATTCCTCTGGTGGAAGATACTGATCTGCATTCTCCACATCTGTAGGAATACGAATCTTGTACACTTCCGCGCTGTTAAGTCCGGAATCTCCAACAGATGCCTTGTGATCCACGTACACATATACATCTCTAATCACTGTTCTGTGCCAGGCGTCAAATGTGTTCTTTTTTCCGGGAATTCGGTTATAGATTGTAATCGTTGCATTCGTCAGCATTATCATCCACCGCCAAACTCATAAGTCCTGTGTTGACCAGATACACCTCTGCAATTTCATACAGCATTGAGTCTAATGACTTGCCTGTATCATACGATACGGAATAACCATCATTATTCTCTGACATTTTCCCGTCACGCTGAGCATACTTATATGCACAATCACACATCTCACAGAGCGCTGTCTTCGCTTTTGCAGACCAGGCTCCCTCTGTCATTCGATCAAATGTATATCTATTCAATCTAGCACTCATTTTGATTTCCAAGGAATTCCAGCGGCTCTCTGGAATCAAAGAACCGCCAAAAGAATCTTGATAATATTCATAAGTCACATTCATGACATCACTCCTTACGCTGCAGCTGCAGTATGAACATAGATTGCTACTTTCTTGTTATCTTTAGCTTCTGCAATGCCTACCGTTCTGTATCCGAACTTCCAAGCATCTGCATCCTGATTCCGTTCTGGAGTAATAATCTTCGAAACAACGTGTTTCTGGTTCTGGATAACCGCATTCTTATCTACTATCAGGAAATCAATCGCTTTTCCACCAGTTGTAGTATATCCACCATCTCCACCAGCTGTCAGTGTAACTTTATCAAAGAATCGACTTGACGGAACTTCCTGAATTCCGGCCCATCCTTCCATAACTTTCTTAGATGCTATTGTATCAAGATCTTCAATCATTCCCTTTAGCGCTGTTGAAATATACAAATAGCAAGTTTCTGTCTTTGCTTCTGCATCTTTGATTGCAGTCTTGCCCGCTCTAATTGCAGCAATACCTGCTTTTCCATCTGCAATTGCTGCAGCTACTTTATTTTCAGATGGTGCATAACCTGCATATTTTGCAAGTCTCCATGTATCTAATTCTGGAACCACCTGTGTTCGCAAGAATTCACCGGACAGACGACCAAATGCAACACCCGCAGATTCGATATTGTCCATTGCATCTACAGTAAACATACGTCCACGATCATAATCACATTTCTTAGTTTCGTACTCAAGCGTTACATCACCTGCAACATATCCTGTCTGTTTGTTGTAATTAGCTAATCCGCTCATTGTCATCTTCGGAATCAAAATCTCATTTGCATTCGCACCCTCACGCACAAGTTCATTTGGTCCATCCAATGTAGCTGTAATGGATGCTAATTTATATGCTTCATCAAGTAATGTCGAATACGCTTTTCTTAACGCAATTGTATTTGCCATAATTTGTTACCTCTTTTCTTATTTCTGTGCAGGTAGACCCATAGCAGCACGAAGGGCAGACATTTCATCTCCACCAATCTCAGCTCCACCATTACCACCTGTTCCACCTACTGGGTTGTTAATTGGTTCGTTCACTCCGAACAGATATCCGTCAGACTTCTTCACATTTTCCAGTGCAGTCTTGATATCATCGGACTGATTCTTAGATTTTTTCAGAGCATCAATATCCAGCATTGCAATAACAGCCTTTTCATTTCTTCCACCTGCAGTCTTAACCGCCTCCTTGACGGAATCCATAAACATACGGTCTGCTTCCTTAGCTGCATATTCATCATCTTTCGCTTTCAGGTCGCCCTGGAGCTTTGTAATCTGTCCCTGCAGGTCTTTTACATCGACATCTTTGAATTCTTCCAGTTGGGCATTCACATCGTCCAGAGACGTCTTATAGTTGTCTCTCTGGGAAACTACCTTGTCATAATCGCTTATGGTACGGTAATTCTCTTTCCAAGCCTTGTCGAAATCTGCTTTCTTATCTTCCGGGACTTCCAATCCATACTCCTTTAAAATCTCATAGATATTTTTCATAGTTACAATCCTCCTAAAATTATTTATTAACCGCTCTTTCAGCGGTGTGGGTATAGCCTTCTGAACCTCCGGCGGGGTAATTGTCCAGTTTTATAGCCATGTGGCAGGGCATAAAAATAAGACGCATAACCCTGCGTCTCAATGGGAGATAAACGGATCACCGCCTTACTCTTTCGACTCTACAATAGTTACCGTTCCTTCAAGAACTCCAAAATCCGTCTGCTGCCGAAATGTATGAGTTTCAGCCACATCTTCATCGGTCATCGGTCTGGTAAGATACCACAGTGAGTCGTCTTTCCACGTAATTTCTTCAAGTTTCTGATTTGGTTCGAGTTTCACTGTTGTCTTTCCGCCATAATTTTTTGTAACAGACTGGCAGCCAGTCAGACTCATCACCGCCATGCTGATGGCAGTCAGTGCTATCACAACTCTCTTTTTCATGTTTTCCACCTCCTCACCTTAAAAATGTATACAAAAATACCACCGGCCATATTGACTGGTGGTAACTACACAACTGCTTTTAACGCTTTGTTGTATTCAATTTCCAACTCACGTTTAAATTTTTCAATCTCCTCTAGCTTCATTCCCGGTTCTGCTGATGCACAAATGTCTGGGGTTTCTTCTGCCAATATTTCAGTTGCTCTCGGCTGTTCCGCATGCATTGCATCGTACTCATCAACTAATGCATCTTCAAGGATAATAGAAAACTCATATATATCTTCCGGAGTATTTTCAAGAAAATCCTTTATATAATTCATATATTTTCTAAAGACCTGCATCCGTCCATTCCTCCTTTTTATTTTTTCTTCGAACAATACTAACTATATCACCGGAGTTTTTATTTTTTATAACTACAAGCTGTTTGCTTGGGCTGAACCAAATCATTTTCTCTTCTCCTTCAGAATAATTCGGCATAGTTTTTATTAGATCGAGCACATCTTCTTCGTGAATCACTTCATATCCTGGCTTATTTAATCGAGGGAGCCGACTAAGTGCGTGTACGGACATTGTAATATTCTCTTTTGTGAATCTATCATATGCCTGTTTTGATTTACTCTTAAATTCTTCCGACCAATCTTTCTTGTTAATCTCGAGATATGCGAAAAATTTACTTTGAAGCTTTTCCCACTGTTCACTATCATTATATTTCACCTGCCCGAACTTAGCAAGTGAACCAACAGAATCTCCAAGAACTTCTTTGTATCTTTTATACTGAGCTACGTCTTTCGATGCGTTCTTAACCATTTCTGGATGGAATATGGCGTTCTGCGTCTTATTGTTCGTCGCAACCCTTCCACGCATATCCAGATAAATACGTTCACGCTCTTCTGTGAGGCTCATCTTTCGGCAAAATCTAGAATACTCATTGAGCTGTCCTTGATACTTCGCCTTGTGTAGAATGATTTCGTCCTGATCAGCACCGCCAGCCTGCAATAATTTGACTTTTTCACGCTGTGCCCTCATGGCTGTCTCCATCTGACGCTGTCTCTGCTTGGCTTCATATAAAGTATATCCTTTATTTTGGAACTCTCTTGGCTCATTTTCTTTTCGGTTTTGTTCTTCCAGCCAATCATCCGACCAGTTGCGTTCCGATATTCCAGGAAAAAACGGATAATAGGTATGATAACAGTTAACTCCCAGAAGTCCGGTCACGGTACCCAGTCCACAGACTGAATACAATTGCTCCTTTGACCAGACACGCCCCTGCCATACTGCATGAGTCGGACGTGCTCCGGCGTGCCACTCCACCTCAAAATACTCTGTACCAAGCTTCTGTGCGTTGTACTCAGATATCTTTCCGGTAATCTGACTGACTGCACTCATGACCGCTCTCCTTGCGGCTACATCAACCCGGTTGGCTCTCCCGGAAGAATAATCAATCTGCCGGAGTCCGCTGTTGGTGAGCTGTGTCACAACTCTACGCAACACACTATTGTAATCGAATGCACCAGTTACAATATCGTAACATGCTGCATCAAGGTATTTGGTATACACTTGAGAAAGTGGCGTCAATACCTTCTTACCATTGCCGTAGTCCAGATAGAAGCCGAGTGAATTAGTCACATTCTCCAAATCATCAAAACTCTGGTCAATGATTGCTTCTGTAATCTGCCTGAGCTGTCCGTTCTCTTCGAATGGTATGTACTCGGCGTTAATCTGTTCATATATACCCTTATTCCGGACATATTCCCAGTTGATCACCTTGTCGTATAACTCAAACATTTCCGGATCCGTTACTGCTTTTGCTATTCTTTCTTCAAA